GATTCTAATAAATGGTATCCTAATACATGGTTCATTTCAGACCACGGAAATTATTCTTTAGTTGATGATAATGGTAATATTCTTAATGAAATGACTGGTACTGGTGCTGCAGGTGGTGCAGGTGATACTGGAAGTAATGTAAGTGGTTCAGGGGCATATGTTGGACCTTCAGTATGGGGTAGTGGTGATTTAATGAAAGTAAAGGGTAAATCAAAAGTAAAAACTAAACCAATGTTTCCCGGTGGTACAATAATTCAAGAAAATAAAAATTATCTTGTTGACCCAAGTGGTTTTGAAAATTTTATTAAAATATTAAATGAAGAAGACCTTTCATATCAAACAAAATTAGGTCAAGAATATAAACAATCTCATACTGGAAGTAATAAAGGATTAGGCGTTAGTGAAATACCACAAACATCAGAACGTGAAAAAAGTAAAAAAGGAATTGATGATAATACATCATTATATATTGGTCAGGATGTCGATAAAATGAGAGATGACGATGTAAAAATTTTACATAATGATATGACACAAAAACATTCATATTTTCCGCATCCAGATAATCCAAATTTACCTGATGATGGTATTTCAGGTATTAATCAACAAGGTAAAGAAATAAGTAAACCTTTTGGAACAAACAAAGAAAAAGAAGATAATTTTATTATAGATAAAACAAATGCATTCACCAGTGATGCAGTTAAACATTGGAATAATAAAGACACTGGTATTGAATTAAATACAATAAAAACTGGCGACCCAGACAAACCAAATCTTAATACAATGGAAGAATCAAAAAAAATCGAAGAAAAAGCTAAGTCAGCATCACAACAACGTCTTTTTGGTATGGCACATGCAGTACAAAAGGGCGAATTATCTCCAAATAAAGTTAGTGATAAAGTTAATAAAATTGCAAAAAATGTTAGTAAAAAAGATGTTGAAGATTTCGCTTCAACTAAACATGATAAATTACCTGACAAGGTAGATGAAGATTCTACAACAATGGCAAATGCATCAAAAATGCAACCTAAAGAAGATTCAATGTCAAACAAAATGGATAATACTACAATGCCTGTTGGTATGCAACAAACAAGTGGTGGTATGAACGAAGATTTTAAATTATTAGAAGAATTAAATAACGAATTGAATGCTTATTCAATTCATCATCAAAAATTAATAAAAATGAGTGAAGATAGAAAACCATCTGCATTGGTTTTAAAAGACCGTGTTACTGGTGAAAATCCAGTCAATTTTAAGAAAGACTTACAACATAGTGGTACTAAAGAAATCATTGATGTTGAAAAAGAACTTCAATGGAAAGACCAACAAACTGATGTTGGCAAAGACCCACAAAAATTAGGTCAGGATATTGAAGAAAAAGAAATTAAAACAACAGATGCTAAAGGTGATGAATCTTTAAAAAATGTTGGCGATAGTACAAATAATAAAGGTGATGAAATTCCAAAACGTAATATGACAACTGAGGAACAAGATGAAGTTAATTTGTATCGTAATGGTCAACATAGTTTGGTTTATGATAATGAACCGGGAAAACGTTTTGAAGACCGCATGAAAAAAGACATGGGTGATAAAGTATATAATATAAGACAAAAACAACTTAAATTTAAAGGTAAAGCACCCATGTATAATAAAGACCCACAACCAATTGAAAAAGGTATTGATAAAACACAATTTAATAAAGAAAAATCTGGATTTAATGATGGTAAGGGTCTTAATGAATCAATGGTTACTGGTAGATATATTGATGCTTTAGACAAAAGACGTTTAATTGATTTTAAATTAAATGAAGTAAAAAATTTAATTACTCCATCTGGAACTGCAAGACAAACAGGTTTGTTTGAACTAGATTTTACTGGATTAGGTAATACATATAATAGTAAAACAATTGATAATAAAGTAATCGTTAATGAAGCAGTTGTTAAAGCAATGTCAGAACATAAATTTTATACAGATGGTAAGATAGTATTTGCGATTAAAAATCCTGTTCAGAAATTAAATGAAAATGAACAAAAAGTAGAAAAACCAGTAATAAATGAACAAATGGATAAAATGAAACATTTACTTGGCTACAATCCCGAAACATTTACAAATACGAATAATGTAAAGAAAAATAGAGGATTTTAATATATGGATGTTAATAAAATAACTAAAGAACAATTTGATACCGCATATAATAAGTATCTGCCAAATAAATGGATTAAATTCGCTTACAAATATTTTTCAAATGAAACTGAAAAGAAAAACATGTCATTAAAAAATACTATTTTATATGTTTTATTTGGATTATTTGGTGTTGGATTTATATGTACTATTTTTGGTTTATCAAAACCAATAATAGTTACTATTACAATTATATATAGTATTTTACTTGTAGTACTTGTATTTTATTTATTCAGTGCAGTGTTTCTTAACAATCTTAGAATAAATAAAATTTGTGAAAAACTCAATATAACTAAAGAAGAATATAATACTTTAGTTACAAAAATTTATAGCTAATTTGAGATTAATTTCTTAAATTTGTAAGGGTATTATGTATTTAATACCCTTTTACATTTATAAGTATTTATGAGAAAAATATAATAATGGCAAGGAGATTAACAAATATTACTTTTATTGAAAAGGCAAATATTATTCATAATAATGAATATGATTATTCATTAGTTCAATATGCTAATAATTATACTAAAGTAAAAATAACATGTAAAAAACATGGAGTTTTTGAGCAAACACCTCATAATCATTTAAATGGTCAGGGTTGTCCTAAATGTGGAAAAATAAAAAATCATTTATCTATCATACTAACAAATATTGAATTTATTGAAAAAACAAAAGTTATTCATGGTGATAAGTATGATTATTCATTGGTTGAGTATGTTGATTCAAAAACAAATATTAAAATAATTTGTCCTATTCATGGTATATTTGAACAAACACCAAATGACCACTTAAGTAATAAGGGTTGTTCTAAATGTGCTGGAAATTATATGGATAATAAATATTTTAAAGAAAAGTCAAATAAAATTCATAATAATAAATATAATTATTCATTAGTTGAATATAAAGATAATAAAACTAAAATAAAAATTATTTGTCCCATTCATGGTATATTTGAACAAAGAGCAAATAATCATTTATGTGGTATTGGTTGTTCTAAATGTAAACAAAGTAAAGGAGAAATTCATGTTATGAATTTTTTAAAAGAAAATAATATTAATTTCGAATATCAAAAGAAATTCAATAATTGTAAATATAAGTCATATTTATTTTTTGATTTTTATTTACCTAAATATGGTACATGTATTGAATATGATGGAATACAACATTTTAAATCAATTAAGTTTTTTGGAGGTGAAATTGGATTTGATGTACAACAGAAAAGAGATAAAATGAAAGAAGAATATTGTAAAAATAACAATATAAATCTCACTAGAATTAAATATGATGAAAATATAAAAAATAAATTGAATTTATTAATATAATTAAATTATGGTAAGTACGATAAGTAAGGAAAGATTGGCAGCATTAAATTGTGTTTTAGGACTTGATTGTAGTAAATATCAAGCAGATATTACTTGGAGTAAAGCAAAAGCAGCAGGAATTGATTTTGCATTTGTAAAAATAACCGAAGGAACTACAGGACATGAAGATAGCATTTATAATGTAAGGAATAGAGTTCTTGAAGCACAAAAAAATAATGTTAAAATATCTTATTATCATTTTTGTCGCCCCGGAGATATCAATAATCCCGAAGATGATGCTAATGCTGAAATAACTAATATTATTAATCATTATAATATATTACCAAAACCTAATTTTCCATTAGTTTTAGATGTTGAAGCATATGCAAACAATATTATTTGGAGTGATACAGAAAAAATTGACCATATGAATAAATTTATTACGGCATTTATTAGTGGATTAAAACAACGCAATATTTCAGTTATTATTTATTCATATAGAAGTTTTATTAATACAAATACTAATCATAGTTTTGGCTCAAATCCGCTTTGGGAGGCAGCTTATTTAGACGACCCAGAAAATTATCAACCAGCAGTACCACAAGGATGGTCAGAATGGAAAATTTGGCAATTTACTGAAAAAGGACTAATTGATGGTTATGTTGGTGATATTGACTTAAATATAATGAAAAAAGATTTTTTTAATAAATTTTAATGAGTAGTGTTCAAAAATATATTATAGTTAAAGATAGAGTTGAAATCTATAAAGATTTTGCTATGAATTTATTATATTATATTTTTAATTATTATATTGATAGAGAAAGTTTAAGTGCTGATGAAGATATTCGTAATCACTATATATGGTGTTTTAATAAAGTTTGTGATGAATTTAAACAAGAAAGTATTGATTTTAGTCAAAATAAAGAGTTAAAAGAATATTTTTATGCATATTATTACCATCAATTTTATAAAGTTAATAATAATCAGGATACATCAATAGGATATTATGAAAAATTTTGGAGAAATATATTCGAAATTGATAATCAAAAGAACAAAAATATAATTAATATCTTAATTGAAATATATAATATTTATGACAAATCAATTAATCAAGAAAAAAATGTTTTAGAGATTGTCTAAAAATCCTTGCATATTGTATTTATTATAATTAAATTTACGAACATAAAAATAATATTATTTTAAAACCAAAAAGAATTATGGCAAATTTGAAACTTGATTTATTAAATTATTTAAACAACAACAAGTATTATGAAGAACTTGAATTAGTTCGTCTTGCATCAGACCCAAATACAAATTATAAAGAAAAAATTGATAACATGGCTTGTAGACTTCGAAGCATTTCAATTTTGAATGCACAAATTGGTTTAGTTGCCCAATATTTTCAAGAACCAGCACCCGTACCTGCTGCCGAAACAAATACTCAGCAACAAGTAATACCTAAAGGACAAGTACATCAAGGTCAGAGTCACGGTGAATAATGAATATATTAACTGAAATATATCAATTTTTATTTATATCTTCCATCATTTTTATGATATATATCTTTGGTGATTTAGTTATAAAAATGTATGGGAGGTTTAAATTAGACAAAGAAACACAATTTGTTTTAACAATTTCTGAAAAAATCATATTATGGATTTCTTTAGGAATATTTTTTACATATTTATTTTAAATGAAAACAATTGAATTAGCACTACAGCTAGTAGAAGGTTACTTAATTTCAATAACTCGAAATACTGTCAATGGTTGGTATGAAATAGAAATTGGAATACCGAATAATTGGGTTTTTGACGAAAATGATGAAATTAAATGTGAAATTTTAGCTGAAGATAAATCAGGTAAAATGATAAAAATATCACCTAAAAATCAAAATATTGTTATTGATGACCTAATTGCATTTTTTGAAATTATTATTAACACCAATAAGAAAATTGCCGAAAAAGAAGAAGAATTTAAATTGCAAATGGAAGAAATGAAAAAGGGTCTTGAAAAAAAAGCAAGTGCATTCTTTAAAGAATTAGATGAATTAAAAGAAAATTCATTTAAGAAAATTAATGATAATTTCGTTAAAAACATACATAAAGACAATAATGATGAAAAGAAATTAAAAAAAACCAGACAACCTAAAGTAATTTTATCTACTGGTGAAACAAGTACAACAAAAACAACCACAGAACTATTAGAAATCGATAAAGAATAATTTTATGACTATTGATAAAAAAATATTATCAATTGATTATAATGATGATGATAAAGATATTACAGCATTTAATGAATATCTTGAAACAGATACTGTACGAAAGAAAAATCAAACAATTTCTGAAATTGAAAAAATGGGTAATTTTTATCTAAAAGAAATTAATAAAAAAAAGAAACAAAAAGAACTTAAAAAAACTAAACTAATTCCATATATCATAAAACATTCAAAAGGTAAATATGATGTTGATGATATTGAGGAATTAAATTCATATAGTTTCGAAGATATTCAAGATATTTATAATCAAATAAAAAAAGAAAATCGTTCAACAATTTCAAAATATTTACATTTTCTCTTTAATATTAATTAAAGATTAATTACATTTGTATTATAATATAAAAACAATCGTATATGGCAAATCAATTATTTGAAGATGTATTTAACAAAGCAAGCATTTATGAAATGCTTTTCTTTAATGTAAAATCAGTTCTTATTTATTCTACACTTAAAGACCTTGAAGAAAAAAACAAATCTTTATTTGATAGTTGGAAAGATTTAGCGTTTAATAAACATTATCCAGATAAAATATATAAAGACCTTGTAGGTGATGAACTTCGCCAATTTGAAGAATCCATGTATCAAAATAATGCACCAAACTATCCTGAATATAGTAGAATTATTACTATAACATATGCAATGTTATATATGGAAAATGGTACATTGAAAAGAAGTTTAAAAAAATTTACAGGAGAAAATGAACATAATATAATTGAACAATTTATGGATATTTTACATCAATTATCAAGTGATGGTGAATTATCAACCCCTAAGAATTTTCCAATGCTTTGTGGACATAATATCATAAGTCATGATATTCCCCTTTTAATTAAAAGATTTATAATTAACAAAAATAAATTTAAAACAAATAAAGAATTACCATTAATTTTGAAAAAAAGTTTAATTATGAAACCTTGGGAATCTGGTATTATTGATACTATTAATGTCTGGAAATTCAATGGTTATGATTATATGCCATTAATGCTAATTTCTGATTTTATGAATCTTAAAAGAACGGTAGATTTATTACCAAATAATGAATTATCAAAATATTATTGGAATAATGTCGTAGAAAACCCAGAAGAAACTCTTGAATTTATATCATTACAATCAGCTACACAAACAAACCTTGTCATTCAACTCATGAATGAATTAAGACAATTATAATAACAACATAAAGAAATTAATTATCTAAAACAAGAAATTAATAAATTAAAAAAGTAAGATAATTATGGAAATAAAAAAGGGGTGTGTCATTTCAAGTGGTGGTGCTTGGGGTGCATTCGGTGGTGGTACTTTAGCAAGAATTAATAAAGATTATAACACCATTGTTGGAGTATCAACTGGAAGTTTATTAGCACCACTTGCTGCATTAAAAGAATGGGAATTACTTAAAGCAGGATACACAACAGTTACAAATAAAAATATTTTTGATACATATTGGTATAAACCATATCCTATTTCAAAAACAGGTAATATTAGAATATTACCAATAATAATATCATTATTATTAAAACAAAAAACTATTTGCACATCAAATGTTTTAAGAAAAACAATTGATAAATTTTTTCCCAAACAATATTTTAATGAATTAAGAAAACAAAATAAAGAAATATTAGTTGGTACACAAAATTTTGCACAAGTACCTTCAAAAATACATTATTTTAGTTCATTAAATGAAGATTATGAAGATATGAAAGATTGGATGTGGTGTAGTACCAATGTTCCATTTTTTACTTCTTTAGTTAAAAAAAGTTGGAATAATGAAACTGGAAGTTTTCATGTCGGTTTATGGAGTGATGGTGGTTTAACAGATTTGGTTGGTATTAATCAATTAATAAATAAAGGATTTAATGAAATTGATATTATTTTGCATAGAACAAAAAATACTGACGTTTATGAAGGTAAAAAAATTAATAGTCTTATGGAAAATGTAACCACCAGTATTAATGCTATGAGATATGATATTGAATTTGAATATTTTTATGATAGAATAAAAAAATTAAATCGACAAGGTACAAAAGTTACAATCTATTGGTTACCAAGAAAATTAAGTTCAAATAGTATGATATTTAATCAAGAAGAAATGCTTGCTTGGTGGGAAGAAGGATATAATACGGCATTAGACCCAAAAAGAATTGAGGTTTTCCAGCCAATTACTAAAAAACAATATTTTAATCGATTTTAAGCCTTAATTTTTCTTTAAGGTCTTCAGGTAAGTATCCATATATATATTGGCTAAATCCTACCCAAAAATTCCATTCTGATAGTAATTTGACCTTATCATCATAAGATAGTTTGTTCCAAAGATTATATGCTTCAATATCGTTTTTTATACTTATCATTAATAATAAATACTGAAATAGATTTAATTAATCCATTTCAATATATTAGCAAATTTATCTTCAATATATGGTGCATCATAATAACTATCATATTCATCTTCTTCCATATAAGCACATCTTATATTATAAACTCCATTAAGTAAATAGTTAAACATATCGAACATTGTATCAAAGAAAATATACATATTATTTTCATGATTAAAAATAAATGCGAAACTTTCTTTCCATCCATCATTTTCAACTTCGAGAGAATAATTAAATATAATTCCTAATGTTTTACTACCATCAGAATATTGTTCTTCATGTGCCGATTTTAGTTTTGTTCTCATTTTTCTTTATATTAGTATAAAATTTAGAATTTGAATGCCTTCTTAATATATAATCTATATAATTAATTGTTTCTTGAATTGGTGGAATACCACGAAATTTAAATACTTTTTTAATACCTGCATTATATGATGCAAGAGTTAATTTCCATGAATATTTATCAGTACAACCTTTACCACGCCAATAATCATATAAATCTTTTACCATTGTTAATCCAATATATATATTTTTTTGATTATAAGTAAAATTAAATGTGTCAATATTAAGCATTAACGAATATGCATCTTCTGTTTCCGGCATAAGTTGAAAAAAACCTTTTGCACCTACAGGTGAAACAATAGTATCAATAAATTTTGATTCATTAAATACTAATCTAAAAATCGTTCTTATTGGTAATTGAAATTCCATTGTTTTATCATATATAAATTCTATATCATTAGTATCTACATAATTTGGAATTTTAATCTCTGCCTGAAACTCAATAGTATCAATCATTTTATGTATTTTTTCTAATCTCTTTTGTTGTTTAATTTGATTAAGTTTTACTCTTTCATTATCACTACCATGAGTTCTCATCATATTAGGATTACCAATATTTGTAGCACTCATAATACAAGTAAAGAGAATTACAGTCATAAATAATATTTTTTTCATAATTTAATTTTTAATAATAATGTTATTTATTGAAAATCAATTAGTTGCTAACTATAAAAATTTTAAATATTACCACAAATTAGTGGCATTTTTAAACTAAAATGCCCGAAAAACACTATTTTTTCGGGTATTGCCTTATATATTGGAGAAATTTGACCTGTACTTTCAGTAGAATCGGCAAATTTATATGTTTTTTTTAATTGTTTCAAATTTTATTGTTTTAATTTAAATTTATAAGCAGATATAAATACTGTGATATTTTTAATTTATTAAACAATTGATTTTCAACGTTTTTTAAATTCTAAATTACCAACTATTTGATATACATCATATAAAATATCTTGTACTTTTTCAATCTTTTTTCTTAATTTTTTATGTTTTATAAAAACAGGATGTTCAATTAAATGAGTTTCAATAATCATACTAACTACATGAGACCTATCAAGTGCTTCATGATAATAAAATTTAGATAATTTATTTTTTTTCTTTGCCATTAATTTTATTCAATTATTTTTACATATTGACGTTTTTCCAACATTCTTTCGATTGTTTTTTCTGGTGAATATAGAAATAAATAAGAATTGTTAATTCTATTAAAACCACATTTATTAGCGATTGCAAATAATTTATATTCATTTATTTCAGTATCTTTTTTCTTAACTAATTCATCAAGTAAATAATATTCATGTGCTGGAACTTTAATAATTTCAAATAATTTTAAATTTTCTCTAACTTGTACTGATTTACGATTATAATAATAATCAGCATCAATAGAATTATCTTGAAATGGTTTAATTAATGCAATAATTGCAGTGTTTTTATCATAAAAATCCCTATAAATCATTTCAATGAACTCTTCAGTTATTCCACGTTTACGATAATCTTTACGTAAAATAAAAGAATAAATAAAAACAATTTTTTTAAAATCTTTTATTTCAATTTCTTTATCTTGAATAACATTTATTAATTCAGAAAAAGTATTTTCAACAATACGTTCTGTAATTAATTTATTCAAATTCACGTCAAATTTTATTCCTAATTCAATATTCCACACTGAAAATCCATATTCACCAATAATAAGTGGTGGTTCTTGATTAGCTATTTTAATTTCTGATACACATCCTTCATATTCGGTAATAATATTTTCATCATCATTTACAAGGTCAAAATTTTTACGATAACCCTGTGTTTTGAATGTGATATTACTCCATAATCTCCAATCACTATCATTCATTATGCAAATATATGTAAAATTATTTTAATATGCAAATTCATTGTAATTCATTTGATTTTCCCATCTTGGTAAGTAAATCAATATAATAATTCTTTATTTCATTAACATGTAAATATTCTTTAGGTTCAAAATTCTTATCAATCCAATCCATCCAATAAAGTTGAATACCGAATCTTTCTATATCATTAATAAAATCATTAATGGTAACTGGTATTGATAATATATATTTTACAGTATTTGAAACATTTTTATAAATAACATAATGTTTTGGATAAAATTCAAGAATAATTTTATCATCATTCGTGAATCTATACCAATTCATCATATTCTTACAATGCCAACCCTCAAAAAGAGTTTCACAAGATTTTTCATTAAATACTGGATATAGCATATCAATAGTGAAAGAAAGAGCGAGAAATTGTTTGAACTTCTCGCTCCCTGTTGTTTGTATAAATGGAACTACCTTTATCATTTATTTTATTTCTTTAATATCATATGTTCCATCACTTTTTGGTGTAAAACGCCAAGTTTTCCAATAATAATCATCATCATGTCCATTATCACTGATAATTATCAATAAGCGTATTTCTACATTACCATTATCCAATTTTTTTACATATCCATTGCTAACACCATTTTTAACATAAAGTAAATCTTTAAGGTCAGTTTTACTTAAATATGTATAACTATATGATGCTTCACCATTAGAAGTACAACCATTATAATCAGTTTGAATAATATCTGAGGCAACATTCCATTTACCATTATCATAACGAAGTAAATAAAGATTCCTTTCTATTTTTTCTCCATAATGTAAAACAGGAAAATTCTGAATATTAAGTGTATCTGCATATGAAATCAAATACAATTTGCCATTTTCACCATAAAATGAATATGTTCTTGTTTTTAAATATTCATTTAAATCTCCACCCTTTTGTGCGCACCAAACTCTTGTTTCATCAACATCAATATATGATGGGTATGTTCTAAATCGACTTAGTTGTAGATGTTGTTTTTGCCCAAACAAATTGGCAGTAAACAGAACAATTATTAATAATCCAATAAACTTTTTCATCTTTTTATTTATTTGTTTACTTGAATATACGAAAAACAAGCATAAATGTTACAAAAAACACGTATTTTTGTACGTGTTTTTGTATTTTAAATAAAAAATGGTCTTATTTTAACTTATATTCACCGACTGCCAATACCATAAGATTGGTAGGCATTTTTTTGTCTTTCATCTCAGTTTTCATTACTGCATCAATGTAATAATCAGAAAAAATTTCACCTATATTTAACCATGTCCTGTCATTTATTTCAAAAAGTGTTTTTTCTGTATCAGCATTAATAAATTTAACGGTTAGTCTTGGAGTTTCTTTCGCATATTTCATAATATTTGTTTTTCTTCGGTTTCTTTATTTTGATTATTCATTGTAGATAATCCAGATAATAACTTAAATACATCAAAAAATATCACTTTAATAATCCAAATTATACATACCCATTGAAAATATGTAATATTAATTGTAGTAAGTGATTGTAATACTAATTTCCATATAACGGAAATAAAAATCGCAATAACAATAGATTCTAAAAAGTAATATACCATTACTGGAAAAATAAACCATATGTTTTTAAAATTATCCATAATACTCTTAATTATTTAGTGTAAAATTAATTAAATTTTTAATAATTCCTGATATTTCTTAACATAACTTATTTAGTTTATATTAATAATACATTCAGATGAACCCTTAAAATAAATTTTAGGTTTATAATGAATTAATAAATTATTCTTTTTATATTTTTCTTCCATTTCCCAAATTATTGACCTGTTAAGATTTTGTAATTTAATTTCTATTGTATAATTATATGGCATTTTTGTTTTTGAATTAAACCTATTTTTTATTTCTCCAGTGCAAATTCCATATTTATAAAATTTTTCATTTTCATTCCAACAATTTAAAATATAAAAGGTTGCAATACCTTTTTTGGAAATCCAGTCCAATTTTTTAAAATTATTATTTTCTCTACTACATTTTTTACAACCCCTACCTTGTAAATGTTTATTGGGTGTTTGTAAAAAATCACCATGTATTGAACATGTTATAATTAATTTGGTTGAAGTATTAATATATTTGGCATTAAAATAATTATATTTATTATTATGTACTGCATTAGATTGGTTTATAAAATTATTTAAAGATTTAGGTCGTCTATTTTTTGCTAATTCCATTCCACATTTTGAACACCCATGCTTTAAATGATAATTAACTAATGTTTTCATTATACCATGTTTGGGGCAAATAAATTCAAATTCTGTAGTTTCTTTTAAATAAAGAAATTTTTTATAAACATATTTGTTGAAATGAATATAATTAAATTTATTTACAATATATTCATATTTATTTAATGCAGATTGTACTGTAGGTTTATTTCCATGTAAAAGTTTATCTGGTGTACTTTTTAATAATCCAAATTTATCTTCAATTAAAATATGGTCTCTCATTTTTTATATTCACCAATTACTTTAAATTTTTTATTTTTATAATGAATATTATTTTCAATTAATTTCATTAAAAATTCTTGATGGATTATCATAACACTATGGTAATTTAATATTATATGTTTTAGATAAATACAATAATGCTTCAGCATTTCCTTTTACATCAAATTTGGGGTTATGATTATGGGATGTTATTCTATGTTTTTTCCATTTATACCACATATCGTGTTCAACACCGCAAAACAAATCCCCAATCCTTCTTGAACTCCAAGAAAATGGATTACTACCATAAAATTTATGAAAATAATAATTTAAACATACACCAAAATCATAACCATTATTATCTGAAATACCTATTGGTTGACCATTTACATTTTCTTTTAACCAATCTGCAAATCTTTTCATTACTATATAAGGTTCATCAAATTTAAGATGTTCTTCTCTACTAAAACCACTTATAGCTAATGCATCAGGATTCCATTTATCAGAAATTGGTCGCATTTGTCCATAAAATGTTTTAGAAAGTGATGGTTCAACAATTATTGCAGCAAAACAAACTATTGAATAATCTGGCATATATCCACCATCACTTTCAACATCGACACATATTAATTTATTTTTATTCATACTTTTAATGCCATTTTTTGTAAATTTGCTTTAAATGCTTGCCTTGCAAAAATAAATAAAAATATTTCATAAAGTGTATGCATTAATGCAAAAGCATAATGAAATATTGTTACAAGTAAAGCAACAATTAAACCAAAAGTTAATTTATACATCCAACCATTAAAACGATTGAATAATATTACAATTCGTTTCCAATGGATTTTTTCTTTTTTCCAAAGAATTATAAATAAATTTGTTTTCATAATTAGAATGGTATTTTACGAATTAATGAATCTGGTATTAACTTATATTCCTTTGGTGGAATATAGAGAATAGTAATTGTTTTAATACGTGGTAAACTAAAACCAGTTAACCAATTACTTTTAGGTACATCATAGATTAATTTTTTCTTACATCTATATGCAATACTATCAGCATTACTTGGAGCAAGATATACATCATTTAAATCATCATAATCTTGTTTATATGATTTATAAAATGTTCCAACAATAATATTATTATCATCTTTATTTTGAGTATAAAGAAGAATAGTAACAGGTTTTTGTTTATGCAAACTATCTTTTTTATTATAAAAAAATTCGGTAGCATAATGATTATTAAAATAATCATAATCTTTAATAAAATGAGTTTTATTTTTAAAAAGACTCTTTTGTACAAAAAAGGTATGTAATGGACTTGTAGATACAATTTCTGTTTTGGTCTGCAAATGTCCACGAATAATTAAATTAGTAGTAAGTGTGACAACTAATGCCACACCACCACTAATTAAAAGTACTAAGTATCTATTTTCCCAAAAATTACCTTTGAAAAAACAAAGACAAATAAAGGAAACTATTATAACTGATAATATAAACGTTAACATAACTTTAAGTTTTAAGTGTTAAAAAATTACTATTTTTCTTCCTCAGTATCAACCCATTCAATTCCCGGACAATAATCACTGTAACTTGCATTGAAATATTCACCAAATACGCCACTACTATTTTTAAGACCGTTACCTAATGCTTTCAATAATTTCCAAATAAGAATACTTAATGGTATAAGTATGAATTTAAATATTAAATTATAAAATACGAATTTAATTGGTATACATACTATGTAAAAAAATCCATATACTATTCCATGTACTGCATATTTCACTGGATACCAAATTAAATAAATCAATGGTTCAATATACCATACTTTTTTACCAATTTGATATTTATTAACTATATTTTGTAACCAACCGCCAATAAGTACATAAAGTATATAGATAATACCGACAGCAACAGCACCTAAACCAATACATACAAAAATTACCCAATTTACAATACACCAATCAATAGCAGCAATTATACAATATGTAAGACCATTAACTGCAAAATATGTTACTGCAAGTAAAAACAATGTAATTAATGCACCAACAAATTGTTTTGTTCTTTTAATAATGTTTTTTAAATTAGCAGGATTAAAAGTAAATGCATTTGAAATTGATGTAGATATTTTTTTAAAACCATCATTAATTGGTTTCATTCTGGCATCCCATTTAGCTTTTTTTATTGCTTGAAGACGTTCACGTTCAGCTTTTCTACGTTCAATTTCTTCTTCTCTTTTCTGTGCTTCTTCTCTAAAAAATTGACGAGATTTTGCTAATTCTTCACGCCATTTTTCCCATTTTACTAAAAGTTCTTGCTTCTTTTTTTCATATTCTTCTGGATTTATTTTACCATCAAGATGATATTTTTCAAGCAAAAAATAATCCAAAAAATTCTCATCGGATTTATCAAAATATATTTTTGCAGTTATTGGCATTTTTGTATCATTATTCCAATACATGCCATATACTTGTCGTTCATCGATATTCATTATCCAACCATCAGTAAGTTTTTTCAATCCCCAAAGCAATGTTTTAGGGATTAATAAAAATATAAATTTAATTAAATGTCTAAGTAATACAAATATTACCATAAATAATGAAAACAATAATAACCAAAAATAAGGACAACCATTTTGCATTGTTTTAGGGGTAGGTGCATTACTGCGAAGTACGAATTTAATCAAACGATAATGCCATGATTTCATACTAACTCGCATTAATTTAGGTTTTTCAGATAAAGTGATAAATTGTGCATCACTTTCTTGCAGATATACTTTTTCATCAATAGTAATATTACCACTATCAACTTCAACGATTTTAATATAGTAGTCGTCAACACCATTTTTATAGAGAAATCCTCTATAGTGAGCAATATCTGGTCGATTATATTCAACCACCTTGTTCAATAATAATTCTAATTTTTCGTTTTTCATTTTATAATAAATTAATTAATTTAAAAATCTTATCTTTAACATTACTTTGTTTTAATACCTTCATTTGCCATTGGTGTTCTAATGAAATTGTTAGGAAGCCATTTCGATAAATCAAGGTCATCAATTGCAATAAATTTTTTTATCTTATGGCCTTCAACATATTTTAATATTTCATTTGCACGACATTCTTCTAATTCAGTTAATTTAAAATATTTAATACCCCATAATTGCGGTGTAATATCAAAAATTTTTACATCGACCTTATTTATTTCAAAAATACGATTAAGTTGTTCAATAGTATAACTATCTTTCCAATCGCTTGACAATATAATAATTGGTTTTGTTTTTTCAATAATTTGATTAAACACTTTCACGCATTTTTCATCGAATTTATAACGATGATATTCGGAATTCCATTTATCTTTATTAGTATAATATTGAGTGGTGGTACACATAACACCATCTAAATCTAAAAATAAAACCACATTATTATTCATTTTCATGTTTCCAATGATAATTTTTAAATAATCTTTCTTTCTTTATATTATAATTTAACGTGTTTTCGTGACAATTCATTTCAATACTTGCTTCTCTAATTGTATTCCATATTTTAATTATATTCATATTTTTATCACATTGTATTACTTTTTTTAAATGACGAATATTATTTCGATAATTAATATTTTTTAGAAATATATTATATTTTCTTTTTAAATAATATTTGAAATTAGCATCACAATATATAAATTTTAAAAATCTATGTGCATCTGAATACAAATACATTTTCCAAACATTTTGTTTATTTTTACTAACATCACAACAATATTTTGGTTTAATATTTAATTTATTTAAAATATATTCTTTAATATATAATAACATTTCATTTGTAGAAATTAAATTAATTACTAATCTATTTTTATTTATCCCTTTCAATGAAATTGACCCATCACCATCAAATAATCCAGCAATAAAATATGAATAGTATTTCTCTTCAATATTTGGAAATTCCAATACATTTGTTTTATTATTAGTAATACCTAAATTAATTAAATGCTGGGTAAATATTTCATTGCCAATCTGAATACTATATCCAGTATATGTTTTATTTGTTCGTTTATCAAAAATTTCCCTTTTACTAATTTTATGTTCTGCGCCAATTGCTTCTTTAAATCCTACAATTACTTCTAAATCTTTAGATATTAAACTAACCTTATTGTTTGTTTTTTTAATATTACCATCAGCACATATAAATCCAAGCCAATATGCTTTATCATTAGAATTAATTTCTTTAAAATAGTCAATATTAAGTGCAAGATGACTCATATTTAATCTACTCTTTTTATTTATAATTTTATTTTTCCTTAAAATATTACTAATTTTTGGCTGAGTACTGTTATATAGTAATGCAATTTCTTTTTGCGATTTAATTTTCGATAATTCAATAATTTCTTTTTCAAATGTTTGTATTGTATCCATAATTATATTTTAGTTATAAATACTTCTCCATATCCAAAAATATTATTGTTGTCCATTTTTTTACTTATACTAATAAAAAATTAATAGGTTACAAAATTACGAATATTTTTTATTCAATACCTAATACTTCTTTAATTATTTTCTTAAATATTTCTTTAGGCATTGCACCTAAAGACATTTGTGGCATACCTGTAAGAGGTATAAAAAGTATTGAAGGTATATTTTTAATATTAAAAGCAGATGCTATTTCATTTTCTGCATCAGTATCTACTTTATAAAAATCAATATTTTGATATTCCTTATTAAGTTCATCAAGAACTGGAGCAATTGCTTTGCAAGGTGAACACCAATCAGCATAAAAATCAATAATTGCAGGTTTACTACTTTTAAATGACCATTCAGTTTCTTTTGAAAAGTCAAATATTTTTTCTTTAAATGTTTCTGCTGTTAAATTTTTCATATAATTAATTATTATAATTTATCTTTTAATTCCTTATCCCAATCAATACTTAAACCATTTTTTAATACTTTCATATTTATTTCAATTTTTTCCACACCTTTTTCAGGAACAAAAGATATTTCAAGAATACCTTCTCTGGTTTTTTCATTAATATCTAAATTAACGTTACTACCTTTTTTAGCAAGCATTTCTTTAATTTTTTCTGCTTGTTCATAATTTTCTTTCATTATAGAATAAGCATAAAATTTACCTAAATTTGGAATAGAAAATTCATTAAAATCAATATCCTCTGGTAATCCAATATCAATAAAACATAAATTATTCATATTGGCTTCTGGGTCAAATTCTTCTTTAATCCATTTAAGAATATGTTTTTTTAATTCATCTTCCCATTCCATAATAATTTAAAATTTTTAAATTTATTATATTTTCTTATTAAATAAATTGTTGAATCATAATATAACCAATCCATGAATTTAATTACTTGTTTAGTGTCACTTAAACGAACAGCACCAATATTTTTATATCTAATAGTTGATTTAATATTTACATTAATGGTTTTTTTATATATTTAGTTAATTCATTACAAATATGTATGTAAAAGTACCATTAATGATGATAATTAAATTTATTTATTTAATTTCTGCCAAATAGCACAACAATAACCAATTTGGTTTTTACAATCATCTAACGCATAATGCACCATACCACTTATAGGATAATGTTCTTTAACTTGTGGAGCAAATGAAACTAATGTACGTACATCTCTTTCATTTCTAAAATTCCAAGGAGTACCTAATTTAAGTGCAGTATATGCATCCTCCAATATACCAATATCAAATCTTTAAAATCATTTTCAAATATCATAAAAGTATTGAACAAAACTAATGCACTTCTGAGGTCATTACCTTTTTTACAAATTTCATTTCTTGCTGCTTCACTTTGTTGTAACCACCAGTAAAGTGTACTACCATTAACTATTAAGCCAACATCAAGACATGATTGTAAATCAATTCTTTCATAAAATTCTTTACCTAATTCACCTGTTTCAAGGTCAAATTCAACAGCACCAATTGAAACAATTACTGCATTGCTTTTATTACCCATTGTTTCAAGGTCAAGCATAAGATGTCCTAAATTTTTCATAAATTATTTATATTTTTATTATTGTGAATATAATCCAATATTACCCAAAGTTTTTCAACTTCATCCATATCGAGATTATCTTTATACCAAGTTAATGCTTTTTTAAAAATTGGTTTGCGATATTCGTATTCTTCAACATATTTTTTATACATTGAGCTATTATGTTCTTTACTATATTGAGCATTAGCAAGCATATCACACATTTTAAGAATTATTGCACGATAATCTCTTACAGTTTTACCCATAGTAAGTAAATGTCGCATCAAACGATTTTCTGCTGGAACATCAGTAACTGCTAATGTAATGTCTACAACATCTTTATTTGATATTATTTTGATATCATTATATGATTTTTTTGCATCTTCCAACAAATCATGTGTGTAGCATGCTGCAAGAGTATTAATAAAATCATTATGATTACAAAATATATTCATATGATTATTTAATGTATCGACAACCATATTAATATGAATAAAATAATTTCCATCATTATATTTACAATTAGCATCATCATAAGATTTTTGCGCAAATTCTTTTATTTTTTCTAAATTTATCATGATGCAAAAATAATGAAATAATTTAAATAAAAAATTTTTTTTACTATAATTTTTATAAAAAATAAATATTATTATAGTATTATTAATTTTTTTATTTACATTTGTCAAAAAATATTTAAAAGTTTGTAACCTTCTGATAGAAGATTCGTTTAATAAAATAAAAATTATGATTAATATAATTAAAGTTAGTGGATTTCATGTTTTATCTAAAGGAGACCCAACTATTGGTATAAACGATGTTCGATGGAAATTACAACATGATTTTTATTTTGATAATCAAGAAGAACTTGAAGTTTTTCGGAAAGATATAAAATCATTATTTGAAAATTATTGTGGTGAAGTTACAGTAAAAACTTTTGAAGAAGTAGATGAATTAATTGATGGAAGCGGAACTTAATAAATATAATTCAATAATTTTTCTTGATATAGATGGGGTACTTAATTGTCAATTGTTTTATACTGAGAGATATAAACATTTAACTCAATATGATGGTATACCTTTTTATAAAACAGTTAAGAAATATTTACGCAAAATGTTAAAAGCAAATGAAATTTCAAAATTAGATTATTATAAAAATGAAATTTGTCCTATGCGCATAGATTTATTAAATAATCTTTGTAAAGAAACTAATTCTGCTGTAGTATTGTCGGCTTCAATGAGAAATGGACATACCCTTGAAAGACTTCAAGAAATTTTTAAATATTGTGGTGCAACATTTACTATTATTGATAAAACAAAGCATACTGGATTTGAAAGAGGAACTGAAATATCACTTTGGTTAAAAGAAAATTGTATGAAATGGTTTGGTATTCATTATTATGATTTTTATCGTTTTGCTATAATTGATGATGATAGTGATATGCTTCTAAATCAACAATTCAACTTTTTTCAAACCGATAATTATTCGGGTTTAACCCCTAATATTTGTTATAGAATAAAAAGATTTTTTATACATAAAACATTTTAATTATGAAAAGGATTATAAATTTTATATTATTTATTACGATAATTGCAATTGGTATTTTTTTTGTTGTTGTACAAAAACATAAAGGTTTTAAACCCTCTACTGTAGTTTTAACAGAACAAAATCCACAAAAAACTTATGAACAAGGTCTTTGGGATGGTTTTAATAAAACTGTGAAATATCTTCACGATAAAAATTATCTCACAAAAGATTCAATTAAAATTGAAATTAAAGAACTTGATAGTGTTTTACATTCAAAAATAAAATAATATGGGAAATAATGTTAAAATTGTCTCAGTGATTAGAAATAATGAAGCATATGTCCGTTGTGGTGATATTATTAAAACATTATATGTAGATTTAGCAGATGCTACTGATGATGTTCTTAAAAAATATTTAAGAGCACAAATTGAAGTATGGGAAGATTATGAAATAGGTATTTTAAGACAATACAATAATAATTATTAAAAATTATGACAGACCGTGAATTAATTGATAAACTAATTAAATCAAATAAACCATCAGATATATTCCCAGATGATTGGAAAAAATTGTATAGGGATTATTGTAAACTCATTCATCCAGATTATCATCCAAATTCATTAGCAGCAGAAGCAATGGCGAAAATGAATAATTATAAAGATATTCTGGAAAATGGTACAAAATTTACTGATGAAAGCGGTGATTTTAGAGTATTTGAAAAAAAAATCGAATATATTGTAACTGATGCTAATAGAAAATTAATTACGAAATCAGTAAATAATTATAAACAACTTATGGCAAAAACTGACAAAGCGTCAGAAAGTTTTCATAGATATCTGCCAGAAAGTATGGTCTTAGAAAAAAATAAACTTACTATAAATTTAAAAAACCGTAGTGTTCCTCTTACTGGACAGAAATTAAAACAAATTCATGTTAATTGGTTGTTTAGTAGAATGTTCGAGTTTGTGCTATGGTTAAGGCAAATTAGCTATTCTCATATGGGATTAAATCCTACAACAGTCTTTGTAGTGCCTGAAACTCATGGAATTATAATAATTAGTTTCTATCATATGACCACATTATTTAAGAAAGCTGAAACAATTTCGGCAAAGTATAAAATGTGGTATCCTACCACTCTTTTTTCAGAAAAAATAGCAACTCCTGATATAGATTTGGAGCTTTGTAAAAAAATTGCATTATATTTGTTAGGAGATAAGTCAGCAGCAGGTACTAAATTAAAAATGGATAAAGTTAATGTAAATCAAAATATCTTAACATTTTTGTTAACAAAACATAAAAATCATGTTGATGAATATAAACAATATAGAGAAATATTGGCAAAAAATTTTGAAAAGAAATTTTATTTATTAAATTTGTAACTTAATTTTTTTATATAAATATAATGAGTTTTATTTAAATTAAATAGTATTAACAATTAAAATTTTAAATTATGGGATTTAATACAAATGATGCCAAGTCTTTCGAAGATATGGCACAAGAACAAGAAAATGCAGAAGTAAAAACTGCAGAAGAAGCAACTAAAGTTGCTGATACCACAGAACCTGTAACAGAAACAGGTGATAAACCTTGCGAATGTACAGATGAAAACTGTGAATGCAATGACGAAACAACTAAAACTAAATAATTATGGGTGGTGGTAAATGGTCACATGATGCATATACGCACATAAGTGCAAGTTATGCAAGTAAAAGTGCAGATGATATTTTTTCAAAATCTGCAATAAATGATATGCTTCCAAAAAATATTACAGTTAGAGAATCTCGTGACAGTGATGAACATCCAAAATCTTTAGCAATAATGATTTTTCTTGATGATACTGGTAGTATGGGTAGAATTCCTGAAGATATTATCAAAAATGAACTCGATACTCTTATGAATACTATTATTGATAATGGCGTAGAACATCCACAAGTACTTTTTGGTGCAATTAATGACCACCATTGCATCAGTACTCCAATTCAGATAGGTCAATTTGAATCAAGTACTGAAGACCTTGATAAATGGTTAAAAAACGTAGCTATTCAAGGTGGTGGTGGTGGTCAAGACATGGAAAGTTATTTACTTGCATGGTTAATTGCTGGTAAACATACCAGTATTGATTGTTTTGAAAAACGTAATGAAAAGGGTTTTCTTTTTACAATTGGTGATGAAAAAAGTTGGGATTTTGTTGATGCAAGTACTTTAAAAAATATTCTTGGATATAAAGAAAATGAAGAATATACTGATGAACAACTTCTTGCAGAAGCACAAAGACTTTATAATGTATATCATATACACGTTAATGAAGCTAGTTACAAAAATGACCCAGATGTTCTTGGCTATTGGAAAAAAATGCTTGGTGAAAGACTTATCATTTTGGACGATTATCATGCAATTTGTGCTACAATTGCAACACTTATCGCAGTTCAGCATGGTGCTGATATTAAATCAGTTGTAAGCAAATTTGATGAAAAAACTGCTGGTTTGGTTACTACTGCTCTTGCAACAGTTGTAAGTGGTGCTGTCGTATCAACAAGTGATGAAGGAGCATTAAAACTTTAATAAAAATATAAATGAAACAAAAGGGATATATTAAAATATATCCCTTTTTTTGTAACAATATAAATTGTTTTTCGTATTATTGTAAAAAATATTATTATGTTAAGAAAATTCGAATGTACATATGTTTCTCCAAATTCTGGAACAGAAGTTAAAGTAAATATCGAACAAGACTTTTCTGAAGGACATGATTTGAAGTCTCAAATAAAAACATTTTTTTTAACAAGAATTGCTCCATTAAATACCTTGATATCTTTTCGTGAAATAAAAACATTATATACTATAATTTCTAAGGAAATAGGACAATGGAAAATTGAAGAAGCTGATGTTCAAATAAAAAGAATGCAAAATCAAATTCCGGGGTCTGTATGGGAAAAAGATTATTCTGAATTTATGAATGTTATGGATGAATCAGATGATGAAATAGTCAATCCATGTCCTTTAATGTTTGGTTATTGTTGGGTTGTAAGAATAAAGTAAAACATAATAATTAATCATAATGAATTCAATATCAATTTGTTTAGGATTTTTGTTTGGAGATGAAGGCAAGGGTGCATTTGTAAATTATCTTTGTAGTAAATCCAATAATCCATTAGTTATAAGATTCAATGGCGGGCATCAATGCGGACATACAGTAGTTATTGATGATAAAAGACATGTATTCTCAAATTTTGGTTCGGGTACACTATTAGGCGCACCAACATATTGGTCAGAATATTGTACTGTAAATCCTGTGGGAATACTAAAAGAAGGCAATGCATTGAGAAAAATGGAAATTCATCCTCAATTATTTATTAATGCAAATGCAATGATAACAACACCTTTTGATATTTTGAAAAATATTAAACTTGATAGTCTTAATCTTCATGGTACTGTTGGCGTTGGTTTTGGTACAACAATTAAAAGAAATGAAGATTTTTTTCATTTATATGCCAGAGATTTACAATATCCAAAAATTCGTGATATTAAACTCAAACTTTTACAAGAAAAATATTATGAATATATTAGTCTTGCCAATTCCAAAACTCAAAAAATAATTGATGATTTTAAATTAGCATGTGATGACCTTGTAAGTAGATTTGATATTGTAAATACAATATATGATATATACTTACTTGGTTCATCAATACCTACTGATTATTTTGACTTAATTTTTGAAGGTGGTCAAGGCATCATGCTTGATATGGATTATGGATTTTTTCCACATGTTACACGAAGCAATACAACAAGCAAAAATGCAATTGAAATCATAAACAAACTTGGAATTACAATTAATGAAAGAAATGTCGATACATACTATATAACACGTGCATATCAGACTCGTCATGGAAATGGTCCGATGACAAATGAAGGCATGGACATTAGTTATATTAAGGATAATCCATTAGAAACCAACGTAAATGATGGATGGCAAGGTGTATTCAGAAAATCAATACTTGATATTGGATTATTAAGATATGCATTTGATTGTGACAATTATAATAATCCAAAATCTCGAAAAAATGTTGTAGTTACTTGTCTTGACCAAGTTCCAGATAAAGTTCCAGTTACTGGTATTGGTGGTGGTAAATTAATTACTGTAGATGCAACAGCAATTGGTTCATGCATTGGTATTCCCAAACAATTTTCAAGTTATTCTGATAAAGGTATTGATTAATTCGAATTTATTTTATATATTTGGCAATAATTTAAAATAAAAAATGTCACCACATTCAACATACTTAGGACATGGTTCTTATGGTACTCCAAATAGTGAACTATTAAAAGAAATTTGTGATGCTGGTTTTAAACCAATAGGTATTACTATATTAATGTGTGAAGAAACATTTATTTTTAAAAATAAATTTGAAGCAGTTGCTGCAGCAGAAAAATTCTTACCAGAAGGTTGGTGGTATGGAATCGATGAATGGATAGAAACTCGCAAAGAATATGTGAAAGATATGTATCATGATGATGAAGACCTTGCACCTATAGTATATTGGCTTGATAAAAATTATGCACCTAAAAAATAAAAATAATGAAATTTCTTATTCAAAAATGTAACGGAAATGTTACTCACGATTTCTCATTTACTCTACTTGAATCAATTAGATTCAAGAATTGGTTACTTCATTTAGAAAAAGATAATATTAAAGTCAAATTTCTTAATACTGATTGTAATGTAGAAACTATTGACCCTTCAATATTTAAACCAATGCATTTTACATATGTACCCATAGGTAGTGTAGAATTTGTAACAGCATTTTTGCAACATTTTTACAATCTTACTCCAAAGCCAATAAATGTTCCAGAAGAATTATTTTGTTATACAGAAAGAATTATTTTTAATGGTAATCAATCATCATTAGATGGTTTTGACGGTGAATATTTTGTTAAAAGTAATGACAAAATAAAAGGATATTCAGCTATTATTAATACAAATAAAGAATTTAAACCATTACCTGAAGGTAATTATCAAATTTCTAAATATATTAATATTGATAGTGAATGGCGTGCTTTTGTATATCAAAATAAATTAGTTGGGTTGCAAAATTATTGTGGTGAATTTACTAAATTTCCTAATATAAATAAAATTAGAAGTATGATTAAGAAATATAAATCAGCACCAATTGCATATACATTGGATGTTGGTGTTAATGATAAAGATGGTACTTTCATAATCGAAATTCACACATTCTTCTCCTGCGGACTTTATGGTTTTGTAAACCATGCCATATTACCAAATATGTTTTATCAATGTTTTCAAGAATATATTCAAAAAGAAAAATGAAATTTAAATATATTAAATAAAAATTTTAACAATGAAAGAATTTCCAAAATTATTTAAAAAAACCAGTACTGGTGCTATTCAAGAATGGCAAGTTAGTGTTAATGAAATTGAAAATATACCTACAATTATAAGTAATTATGGTCAAGTTGGTGGTAAAATTCAAGAAAGCAAAGAACAAGTAATTAGAGGTAAAAATATTGGCAGGTCAAATGAAACTACTCCAATACAACAAGCTGAAACTCAAGCTAAATCTGATTGGGAAAAACAATTAAAAAAAGGTTACGTTCAAAATATTGAAGATGCACAAGCAGGTAAAACTGATGATATTATTGAAGGTGGTATTGCTCCAATGCTTGCACATAAATTCAGTGAACAAGGACATAAAATAAAATATTCTGCACTTTGTCAACCTAAATTGGACGGGTGTAGAGCAACTTCGCAATATGATGATGGTGCTGTAACTCTTTGGTCAAGAACCAGAAAACAAATAACAAGTATGCCACATATTATTAAAATACTTGAAAAATGTGGACTTAGTGATAGATTTGATGGCGAACTTTATAATCATCAATATCATAATAGATTTGAAGAATTAACTTCATTTATCAGGCAAGAAAAACCAAAAGAAGGTTGTGAAATTGTTCAATATCATATTTATGACATTGCACTTCCCAATCTATCTAATGGTGAACGTAATACTCTTTTACAATCACTTAAGCCATTTTTTGAAAATACTGCAGTTCATATTGTTGAAACAATAGTAGTTAATAATGAAGATGAACTTATGGAAGCATTTGAACATTTCCTTGCAGAAGGTTATGAAGGTTGTATGGTAAGAAATATGGATGGATTATATGTAAATAAACGTTCATATGATTTACAAAAGGTGAAAGAATTTCAAGATTCTGAATATAAAGTAGTTGATGTTAAGGTTGGAAATAAAGGTAGAATGGCAGGAAAAGCAGTATTTGTTTGTGAAACTGAAAATGGTACTCAATTTGCAGCAAAAATGATTGGTAATATGGATAATTTAATTAAATATGCTGAAAATCCAGAATTAATTGTTGGAAAAATGCTTACAGTTAAATATCAAGGATTGACTACAAAAAATAATGTACCAAGATTTCCAGTAGCAATGCGTATTAGAGAAGACATTTAATATGATAATGAAAGGCAAGTATAAATTAATATATACTACAAATAAACACGAAGAAAATTTATTGGTTGAAGTTGAATTAATACCAAATGAATTTCCATTAAAACAGTTTCAAAATGTTTATCGAGGCATTGCTTATATAAACGGTGCAATATATAATGGAATTGATATTTCTCATTCTGTAAACGCTAAATTTGCTGCAGAAGAAATTGGATTAAAATTAAGAGAAGAATTAAAGAAAAAATTACGACAAGAAGGTAAAACTTTTAGACAAAAAGGGGAAGAAATAAAATGATAACAAAAGAATTTAAAGAACAATTATTAAAAGAAATAATTCTTTGTAAAGAATTAAATGAACTTACACTTGAAATTAAAGATATGTTTTTTGAAATAATTAATCAAGAAATTGAAAAAAGATATTCAATAATGATTGAAATCAATAAGATTCTTTGTGAAACTAATGCATATGATGCATGTTGTAAACATGTATTAAATTTTAATCCAGATAGAAGTGATAATGTTTATGCATATATTGTAACAATAATTAGAAGTTCTTTTGCAAATACAATAATGCCAATTTTAAGAAAAAGAGGTAAAACTAAAATAATTTCAATATGAAAATCAAAGCACTTAGAACTAAAAAAGAACCAAAAGAATTTGTTGAAATCAGCAATATTGGTGGTATAAATATGATATTTACATGTATACTTCCAGTTCTAATGAATATTACAGCAACAATGGATTTATTAAAAAAATATTATGAAGAACACTCACCACTTCCAAAAGAAATTAACTTAGATGATTATGAATTAATAAAATATGATTTAATTGAAGCGGGTGTTATTTGTGCTGATATTAGAAACAAACTTAGTCCACTAAATAATTTGGTGAATATGCTTAAATTATATTTTAAAGAAGAAGATAAAGAAAAAAAAGATATAATAGAAACATACATTAAAAAAGAAATTGAACAAAGTGAAATTTCTATTAAATATTTGTCTGAATTATTGTAACAATTTTGTATCTTTGCTCGTATTATTTATTTTAAAATTAAAATTTTTATTAATTTAAAACAAAAATTATGAAAAAAAATTTATTTATTGGAATTGGAGTATGTGCAATATTCGCATTATTCGCCTTTCTCTGGGTGGTTAGTGTAAGTAACTCAGAAATACGCACTCACCAAACAGGTGATGCACAGCAAAAAGTATGTGCTGCATTCTTTGATAAAATGTGGAAAATTATTCATCAGGATGCACAAGTTGCTGACCAGTATAAAGATGCATTTGCAAAAATTTATCCTGACCTTATTGCAGGTCGTTATTCAAAAAATGATGGTTCATTAATGAAATGGATAACAGAAAGTAATCCAAATTTTGATACAAAATTGTATGATAAATTGATGGCAGCTATTGAAGGTGAACGAAATGGTTTCTTTGTTGAACAGGAAAAACTTATTGATATTGACCGTCAACATAAAACTATGTGCCAGACATTTCCAAACAGTATTGTTATTGGTAGTCGTCATAATATAGGTTATTTAGCAGATGCTAATGGTAAAGTTCTTAAAGAAGGTATTACAATAATTACTTCCGAAGTGACTGAAAATGCATATAAATCCGGTAAAGAAGATAATGTTGATTTATTTAAAAAGTAAATATTTGTGGGAGCAATCCCATAAGCGTAGATAGTCTCAATTGGTAAGGCACATATACAAATGTATGGTCTCGGCAAAAGTGCACTTGAATTAATTGCCCATAGTATGAGTTCGAATCTCATTCTGCGCTCGAAGACGAGTTGGAATTAGGCAAAGCCAATGGATGGGTGGAATAATATGCCTCTGGAAAAAATAAAAACGTTCTCCACATAAAGGAAAGTTATCGACTAAACCTAACTTTGCCAGTAGATAAATGAACTGGTTTTAAATAAAAATTATGAGAAAATTAGCAACAATACAAAAAATATTATCCATCAATCCAATTCCAGATGCTGATGCAATTGAAGTTGCACAAGTATTGGGTTGGAAAGTAGTTGTAAAGAAAGATGAATTTCATGTAGGAGAATTATGTGTTTATTGTGAAATAGATTCATTATTATCTGAACGTTCAGAATTTGAATTTTTAAGAAAAGACAAATTTCGTATTAGAACCTGTAAATTTCGTGGACAGATTTCGCAGGGCATTTGTTTTCCATTGGATATTCTTCCTATTGAACTTCAATGGCATATTAATGAATTGGATAAATCGGAACTTATATTACATGAAAATGCTATTAGTCCTATAGGTCTTGATGTTACTGAAGAACTTGGTATCACTAAATATGAAGCACCAATTCCTGCTGAACTTGCAGGTGATGCAAAGGGTGGATTTCCTTCATTTATGATAATAACTGATGAAGACCGTATTCAAATACTTCCGCATATACCAATAGAATATGTTGGTCAGATGTTTATAACGACAGAAAAACTTGATGGTAGCAGTGGTTCGTTTTATTGGAAAAATGGTGAATTTGGTGTTTGTAGTAGAAATTATGAATTTTATGAAAGTTCAACTAATTCATTTTGGAAATTCGCAAGACAAAATTATCTTGAAAAAAAACTTGGTGAACTTGGAAGAAATCTTGGATTACAAGGTGAAATTATTGGTGAAGGTATTCAAAAGAATAGATATAAGTTAAAGGGTCAAACAATTAAATTTTTTCGTATGTTTGATATTGACAAATATGAATTCTTACCTTATGAAGAAATGGTTGATATTATAGTTAATCAATTTAAGTTAGAAACCGTTCCCATATTGGATTGGAATTATGTACTTCCAAATAGTGTTGATGAAATACTTGCTTATGCACAAAATAAAAGTGTATTAAATCCTTTAATTGAAAGAGAAGGAGTAGTATTTGTAAAGCATGAACTTAAAAATCAGGGTAGACTTAGCTTTAAAGCAATTTCAAATAAGTTTTTAATTGATAATAAAGAATAAATATTAAAACAAATGAGACAAATTAAAGACATGTGGATTATCCAAATTGATGTTACAAATTTATGCAACAAATCTTGTTGTAATTGTACCAGATTTTGTGGACATTACACAAAAGAAAGAATATATTTTATGGATTTAAAATATATTGAAGATATTTTAATTACCTTAAAAGATTTTCAAGGCACTGTTGGTATTATGGGTGGTGAACCACTATTACATCCACAATTTCCACAAATATTAGAACTTTTTAAAAAATATAGAGCATATGATAAAAGAGGTTTATGGACAAATAATAAGGATTGTATGAAATATGCTGGTAATTATTTTATAACAAATAATATTATTATTAATGAACATACTGGTGATTTTATATCAAAACATACACCATTATTAACATCATCAGAATCAATAAAAAATAAATATAATATAAGTCAAGATACAATTAATAAATGTATTGACAAATGTTGGATTCAAAATGAATGGTCAGCAACAATAAATCCTAAAGGTGCATTCTTTTGTGAAGTTGCTGGCATGTTATCATATTTATTCAATGGTGTTGACGGTATTAATATTTATGACCATCCAGATTGGTGGAAATATGATTTAAGTAAATATCAATATCAAATTGATTGGGCATGTAAAAAATGCGGTGGTGCATTACCATTAAAATCAAAAAAATCTGATATACAAATTGATGATGTATCTGAAGATAATTTAGAAGAATTAAAAAAAATTGATTCGCCTAAAATAAAAGCTAATAAATACAGAATATATGATGATGGCTTTCATCAAGATGATGAAAAAAGAGACTATTTGTGGAATTGGAAATAAAATAAAAATAATGAAAGACGCACTTGGTGATAGAATGAAAAAATATTATGAGGATAGAACTCGTATAAGTCTTCCTCGTAGAACCTATACTATAATTCGTATTGATGGTCGATGTTTTTCACAATTTTGTCGTGGATTAATAAGACCTTTTGATGATGGTTTAATTTATGATATGGATGAAACCGCTTGTTATCTTTGTAAAAATATACAAGGTGCTAAATTTGCATTTGTACAGTCAGATGAAATTAGTATATTATTGACTGATTTTGATGATATTGCTACAGATGCTTGGTTTGATGGTAATATACAGAAAATGACAAGTGTTGCTGCAAGTATGGCAACAAATGCATTTAACATGGCAAGATTAAAAAGATACGTTACTGAAAATGCTTGCCCTGATACTTCATACTTTCCTACTTCACTGCAAAACGGTGCGGTATTTAGTGAAATACTAATTAAAGGAATTAAGTTTGCTGAATTTGATGCTCGTGTATTTACAATTCCTTCAAAAACTGAAGTTGCTAACATGATAGTTTGGCGACAAAAAGATTGTGTAAGAAATAGTATTTCAAGTGTTGCCCAAAGTCTTTACAGTCACAAAGAACTGGAAAATAAAAGTTCAAACGAACAACAAGAAATGATATTTCAAAAGGGTATTAATTGGAATGACTATGCACCTAAGTTAAAAAGAGGTAGACTTATTATTAAACAGGAATTTGAAATTGAACCTGATAGAGATAAATTGAATAGTGCAGTAGCAATTCGTAGTCGTTGGGTAAGTACTGAATGTCCAATTTTTACTCAAGATATGGAATTTTTATATAATTTAATTCCAGATATGGAATAACTATTAATAATTAAAACATAAAATCATGTCAGTACTTTATTTAGCATTATTAGTTCCGATAATCGTAACTGCGATATTTTATTATTTTAAAAAACGTGAATTTACTTGGTGGGAATTTTTTATTCCAATTGGTTCTGTCCTTGTTGCAATAATTATATCCAAATTAATTATTTCTTATTCAAGTGTTCATTTCACAGAATATTGGGGTTCAACAATTACTGCAATTTATGAAAATGAACCATATAATTATTGGAAAACAGAAACTTGTTCCAGACAAGTTCCTTGTGGAAGTGATAGTAAAGGTAATACAACATATTGCACAGAATATTATGATTGTTCACATCAAGAAGATGTTGCACCTCATTGGTATGCTGTTACAGATATAGATGAAAGTTTTACTATTACTGAGAAACTACATGATGAACTTGTAAAACAATTTGGAACTACTAAAACAATTGTTGGTTCTCATAAAAATTATGCACCAAATGATGAAGGTACTGGTTGTAGTGGAACTAAATTTGAAGGTAAACGTGTAGGTAATGTTTCATACAATTATCAAACAGTTTGGAGTGGTAATGACAATACCAGAAAAGCATATACAAGTATACATACTTATGTGAATAAAATTAAAGCCAGTGATTTATCTGTATTTAATATATCAGTTGTAAGTGAAAAGAAAGCAGATAGTCTTAAATTATTTAAATATCCTGAATATAATGGTGGTGGACTATTTTCTATGTCACAAGGTATGGATTATCCAACAATTTTAGGTACTAATATTAATAAAGAAACACAAGAAAAATTTAAAAGACTTAACGGTAAATTTGGTGTTAGCAATAAAATGCGACTTTGGGTGCTTATTTTTGAAAATAAGCCAGAAAAAATTGCTGAATATCAAGAAAATTATTGGGTGAAAGGTAATAAAAATGAACTTGTACTCTGTATAGGTAAAAAGGGAAATGAAATTCAATGGGCGCATTCATTTTCATGGGCAAATTCAAATGTATTAACTACAGCAGTAGCACATCAAGTATTAAATCTTTATACTTATAAAGATAGCGTAATTAAAATGCAATTACCACCAGTTAATAATAAAATGTTTAGAAATAAATTAGGAAAATTAAAACAATTACCACCAATATTTAAAGATACTACAATAAAAATTCAATCACCAAAATATCCAGTATTAACTGAAAAAACTTGGGATGACCTTTATCAATATCTTAATCAAAATCTTAGTCAATTTAAGAAAAGAACATTTAAAGAATTTGATTATTTAACTGTTGAACCTTCAAGTACTGCAATTATTATTATATATATAATTGCATTTCTTATTAGTATTGCTGTAAATTATTGGATAATAACGAATGATATATATGATATGAACGATGATTAAAATAATAATATTTTTTAATTGTTTATTATTTTTATAATGTTTATATTTGACAATTAAAAATATTATATATATGAATAAAGATTTTTTTAATCAAATCAAAGAGAAAAGAGAAAAACTCGAAGAAATTAAAATAAAATTAAAAGAAAAATTTATTGGAATCGATAATGTTATTGACAAAATAATCGATTATATTTCCCTCTGGTATTTAATGCCAAATATTCAATTCAGACCACTTATAATTTCATTATGGGGTATAACTGGTGTTGGTAAAACTGATTTAGTTAGAACTCTTGTGAGCTTATTAAAATTTACTGATAAGTTCATTGAAATTCAAATGGATATGAAAAACGATTACATGAAAAACATTGAAAGTTTTTTAGAAAGTGGTGGTATTGATACAAAAGAACCTGCAGTATTATTACTCGATGAAATTCAACGTTATCGTACTTTAGATGAAAACGGAAAAATGCTTGAAAACAAGTATTTTAATGATGTTTGGACATTACTTTCAGATGGTAGGTTTCAAAATAATTCTGAACGTAAAGTTCAAATTATGGAAATGCTTTTTGATGAAATGTATTGGCTTGATGCAAGAGATAATGAGGAAGAACCAAAAGATATTGAATCAAAAAAAGATGAACAATCTAATAAAATTAAAGTTTTAAAAAAACGTAGATTTAAAACCTCACATTGGACAGCAAGTAGAATAAAGAAAACTCTTAATTTAAATAATACTATTGAAGAAATAATGGAAATGGATGCAGAAGAAAGAATATTTCTGGTTCAAAATAGTTTAAAAGCTGATAATATTAATGAAGGTAAATCATATGAAAAACTTTTAATTTTTATTTCTGGAAACTTAGATAGTGCATTCAAAATGTCGGATGAAGTTGATGATAGCGATACTGATGCTGATGTATATCATGAATTATCAAAAAGAGTTAATATTATTAATATTAAACAAGCATTATCACATCAATTTAAACCAGAACAAATTGCTCGTTTTGGAAATAATCATGTAATATATCCATGTTTAGATAAAAAATCATATTATACAATCATTAAAATGAATTGTCAAAAAATTCTTGATAAAGTAAAAAATGAGCATAATATAGATATTAAATTATCTAATGATATATATGATATAATATATAGAAATGGTGTTTTTCCAACACAAGGTGTAAGACCAGCAATTTCAACAGTATTTAATATACTTGGAAGTAATTTACCGTATTTTATATATAATGCTTTTTGTGAAAACGTTAATGAGTTATATATTGAATATGAAAATAATAATTTATTTGTAAATATTAATAAAAAAATATATGAAAAAGAAATTGTTTTAGAAATTGACAATATTCATAAAAATAAATCTGTTGATGAAAGAATATTATATATTATACATGAAATTGGACATGCTATACTTTATTGTTTACTATTTGATACACCGCCAAAACAAATAAATATCAATGCTGCTGGTTTTAGTAAAGGTTTTATTATCGAACATGAATCAATTGATAATAGAACATTTTTAAGAAATCAAATAGCAATATTATTAGCTGGTTTTATTGCCGAAGAAATGGTTTTTGGTGAGGAATTTAAATCTACTGGTGCATTTGCTGATATTATAAATGCAACAGATATTGCAGCAAGATATGTTAGACATTATGCTATGGATGGAACTATTTCTAATATATTAAAAAAAGAAGTAGATACATATTACGAATCAAATTATGATGTTGAAAAAACTAATGATATTATTGAAAATATATTAGGTGAAGAAAAGAAAAGAGCAAGAGATTTATTAAATAAACACATTACTTTATATAAAATAATTGTAAAACATTGTATTGATAATAATGATATTTCAATTGTCAATTTTTTACAATTATGTAATGAAAATGGATTAAATTTAATACAAAAAGAAATTAATGATAAATTAATTTATTCATATGATGAAAAAGTTCAACATTTTTTAAATTTAAAAAAATTGTAAAATATTTTCCTTAATTTTAAAGGAAAATAACATCATAAATTTTATATTAATATAAATTTAACACTTCTTTCTTTTTAAAAAAGTATTTATAATAAAGTCTTTATTATGAATGCCGTATCATCAATTATTGCAAATGTTAGTTTAAAGAAAATAGTGGAACTAATGGCTGTTTATATTCATGAACAAGCGTTAGAAATTCGAAAAGAAAATAACATTGAAGACGGACATATAAAAATATATTCCGATTATGTAATTTATCCAACAAATAATAACGAATATTATGCATTTCATTATGTGGTTTATATTGATAATCAAAGTGAAAGGTTTTTTATAGTATCTTGGACTCCTTCTACAGAGGATGAATTCTTAGATTCAATAAAATATTAATTAAATTTAATTTTTTTTCGTAATATTGCATTGTTATTTACAATTTTTGTATATCTTTGTATCATTAATTATAAAAAATAAGTTGAAATAATAATATGAGTTTTAAAGGTAAAATATATAAGCAATGTCCTGAATGTGAAGGTTATGGCAAAAAAATAAATTACTTTGATTTACCAAACCCAATAGATATTGGAATAATCTCATTACATATAATGGAGATAAAAACTGAAAGAAAAACAAAAGCGGGAAGAAATTATTTAGAAAAAGAATTATGTGAAATGTGTGATGGTGTTGGAATGTGTTGGCAATTTTAATAATAAGCTATAATTAAAAAATAATATGGAAGAAGAAAAATTACTTGAATATAAAATGTATTTCTTCACAATTTACCAACTTACTGGTATTCAGGCTGGTATACAATGTGGTCATGCAGCACTTGAATATGCTAATAAATATGGGAGTGATGAAGAATTTATCATTTTTGTAAGAAATTGGAAAACTTGGATTATCTTAAATGGTGGTACTACAAATGAACGTAGAGATATTGAAGGTATTGTTATGGGTAGTTTAAATCAAATTGCTGATGATTTACAACAAAACGATATACAATTTTCTTATTTTCAAGAACCAGACCTTAATGATGCACTTACTGCATTGTGTTTTATCGTAGATGAACGAGTATTTAACAGAAAAGATTATCCAGATTTTGTGGATTATATTCTTGATATTAAAATGTATCCCGAAGCAAAAGAAGCAGCACCTGCAGAAAATATAATTATGCTTAAAACACAAAGCATGGAAAAACTACAAGAAATGTTTCCAGAATATTATAAAGAATGGGTACGCTTCATTGGTGGGATTAAGAACGTATTCTTACGTGAATTAATTAGAGATAAAAAACTAGCATGATATGATACGTAAAATTTTAAATTTACCTAATAAAACACAAAAAGCATTTCTTCAGAATAATAAAGAAATTGTTTTGAAGAAATGTGATGTTATTGCACGTAAAGAAATTGAAGAACAGCAAGATAATAAACTTTTTCATGATGGTCAGTGTCCAATATGTAAAAGTAGAAAAAATATTATAAATCGAATTGTTTGTGTTCAAAATACTGGCAATATTAATATTAAAATAAGTTTTATTAATATCAAAGGTATTATGATAATAAATACACGTGAAATAAACCATTGTAATTCATGTAGTAATGAATGGGAAAAATATAAAACCAAACCAATATCTCAAACTAATATATTATATATTGCTTTTAAATATTTAAAAGATATTTTAAATAATCCGGAAAATAAACGTGATTGGAAAATGGAAACCATACAGGTTTTTGAAAATTCATATGCAGAAACCCTATATGAACTTAATAAATGGATAAGAACTGATATAAAATTATCTGTTTTAAGACAACATTATAAATCGATTTATGATAAATCAAGATTTCCACAAGTTTCTCAATCATTTATTGATAAATATATTAAAGAATAAAAAAAGATTTTAAAAAATTATGAAATATCCATTTGAATTTAGTGAATTATTATTAACTGATATACTTCTTAAAGAATTTGGATTTATAAATTGGTCTGATGATTGTGGAGATTCTAATCATTCTTCAATAACACTTGCAAGAGTAAAAATTGAAATTCATAAAACAGATGAATTAAGTGATGGCGGTGTAGGAAGTTATGCAAAACCAGAATATTCTTCTGCTCATTTTACTAATAAAGATTTTCATCCAATGTATTTTCTTCATGATTTATATGAATATATTATATCATTTAATAATGAAGAAGTTATTTTAGAATTTTTAGAATTATGTAAAAAAAATAATACATATGTTTATATTGAATCATATATTAATTATATGACAACAAAAAAATAACCTTTAAAGCAGATTCAAATGAAAAGTGAAGAAAAAATTAACAAAATTTAATAATTTATCTCATAGAGATTTATGTGTTAAAGCTGCTAAATATCTTAGATATACTGGAATTCATTCATTTCATAAATGTCAATATGTTGTATGTGAATTAGACCGTGTTGGTGAATGTCCAGATGCATTTGGAATTTCAAGTCGTTCAACACAATTAATTGAAGTTAAAATGTCTCGTTCTGATTTTCTTGTAGATAAGAAAAAATATTGGCGAAAATATCCTGAACTAGGACTAGGCGAATTTAGAAGTTATATGTGTCCAATTGGAATTATAAAAGAAAATGATTTACCTGAAAAATGGGGACTTCTTTATGTCTCAAATGAAGGTAAAATAACTATAATTAAAAATCCTGAAATACAATCTAATAACTATAAAGAAGAACGTTGTATTTTATTATCTCTTTTAAGAAGAGAGGGTATTATGCCTAGAGTTTTTAGTTATAGGAAATATAAAATAGATATTGTTTCTTAAAAGAATTATTAATTATAATTTAATTATATACCAATCCTTATACTTTCCTTTATTAATTTTTATATTATATTTGTACGTATTACAAAAAGATTCTCTAGGTAATTTTAACTTTTTTAATTCTTTTTTAATATTACTTTTGAATTTATAAATTAATTCATTATTTTGATTATAAATTTCATAATTATTAGAATGTGCCATACTCATTTTCTGTTTAGCTTCTTCAGAAAATTTTTTTCCTAATTGAGCAATACTCATTTTTTTCTTAATTTCATCACTAAATTTCATTCCCAAGTTTCTACCCTTACTTGCGATACACATTTTTAATATTGATTCTTTAGTATGTTTTTTTCCTAACTGAGCCATTCTCATTTTTTGTTTGGTTTCATCAGAACGTTTTTGTCCTCTATTTTTATTAGCAACCAATAATATACTTTCTTTTGTGTGTTTTCTACCCTTACTTGCAATACTTAATTTTTGTTTGGTTTCATCAGAATGATGTTTACCCAACCAATATTTATTATCTTTCATAAATATACGCATTCTTTCCCTAAATTTTTCATTAAATTTAAAATGGTCACCACCATCTGTTAAATTCATACCATTTTTAGTGTCAAAACAATTAAATTGTTTAATATAATATTTTTCTAATTCATTAAGTTTCGATTCTTCGCATTCACAAATTATTTCAAATTCATGGGCATTCCAACCATATTTTATGATTGAATTATATAATTTAGGTTGTCTTTTACATTTTGTACTTTTATATGAATTTAATCTACGATTTATATCAACAGACTGACCAATATAAATCTTTCCAGTAGGTGAAGTTATTTTATAAATTCCGCATATTTTATTCATTATTTAAATTATTTTTCATATCTTTGGTTATTAAATCTAAAATTAGTTGTGTAACGGTAGTAAATTCAGTCTTAGCTTTCTTTCTAAGATATACTAATTGTTTAGAATGAATTCTGAATGTGTAAAAAATTTTATTTTCTTTCATATTGTCTACATATTATGTAGATAAATACTGTATTTATTTAAAAAATTTCTATATTTGTAAAAAATAATTGCGTTAAAAGAAAAATAATAATTATCTTTGTATTATAAATTATAAAAATTATGAAAGATAAAACAATTTGGAATTACTTTAATGAAAGTATTGACTATCCATCAGAAGTGGCACATAATCCAATTCCTTATGGAACTATTTGGTGTTATATATCTTCAACATTTTTAAATGAATTTATTAATTATGTTAATCCGATTAAGTGTTATTTAATCGATAGATATACACCAGATGATGAAAAAGTCGATGATAATCATACAAAAGGTGAATTAAAAGATAAAATTTTATTAGGTAAAAACGAAATGTTTCATACTGAATTAAATTGTTTTAGAGATGATATTGTTATTCTTGCTGAAATTGAAGCAGAAAATTATGATTCTAATAATAAACCAAATAAATTTATGTTTTTTTATTTCGATGAAGATGTTTCGGATTGTTGTGTTGGTAAATTTAAAACTAATGATTCAAAAGAAGAAGTTATTCAATCAATAATTAATTGGTTAGAAAGAGAAAAATTAAATAATATAGGTGAAATAGTTAAAGAACATACTGAGAGTGGAATTATTAATTATATTGAACTTCCATTATCTTTTATTAATGGTTGGGTTAAATTTTAATTTATGAATAAGCCTATATTTAATAATGTTCCTAATGAACATCTAATAATTAAACATAAATCAAATCAAGGTATTATAAATCTTGATTATTGGATAAGTAGGTCTATTGCAACAGTTGGAGTTGTATTAATTATTCCATTAGTTGGTGGAATGCATGTACTTATTACCCAAAGGTCAAATAAAATGCGTGATGAAAAAAATAAATATTGCTTACCGTATGGTTATGTTGACTTTAATGAAAATATTTTTGAATCAATGATAAGAGAAGTATATGAAGAAACCAGTTTATATCTTCCAGATTATAATGACTTACTAATCACAAATAATAATGAAAAACCTATAGAAATCAGAGATAATCCGGGCAATCATCGCCAAAATGTTTCATTTATATATCTTTCAGTATATGATTTTCATGAACATCTTGAAAGACTTCCAATTTATGTTGAAAATTATTCAAATAATGAAACAAAATTAGCTCAATGGATATCAATTTCAGATTTTTATTGTAAATATGATAAAAAACTTAATTGGGCATTTAATCATAATGAAACAATAAAAAAAGCAATCGAATTTTATCAAAGTAATTATATAAAATGATTGAAATATGAAAATACATTATGCTACTGCAATAAATGGAAATGAAAGTGATACAGAAACTTATTATTCGTTAACAGCTTGTGGAATGGAATTTTATGAAGAATGGACATCTATTAAAGAAGCCGTAACATGTAAAAAGTGTTTAAAAAAATTAAAAATTACATCTGAAAATTAATAGTTAAAATATGAAAAGCAATGAAAAATTATTAAATGAAGCATATCAAAGACTTTGGGATGCAATGAATGAATTAAAAATAATTTTAATTAAAAAAGAAACAATAAAAGAATTTCCAATAACTGAAAAAACTTTATTATCTTTAGGTTTTGAAAGAGAAGATGTTTCTGCAGAAGAATCTGGAAACACACCTTATTATTATTTTGTATATAATCTAAAAAATGAAAGAGCAATACTGATTTCATGTGCAAATGATGAATGTAAAGATAATACTGATAGTGATGTTTATGACCATATTGATTATGATAGTAGATGTAATAATTATACTGTTGAATTCTTTAATGAAGAAGATGCTGGATATATCGATAATGCAAATGTATTGGAAAGTTTAATTAGTGCTTTAAAATGTCTTAAAAAATAAAGAATGGAATATACAATTAAAATAGAAGAATTAATTAAAAAACCAATCATTAGAAACGATAAATTTCCAGATTTCTTAAATAAAATGACAGATGAAGAAATCAAACAATTTGAAAAAGAAGTTGCATATAATTTATCAGAAGATAATATTGAACCAAAATTTCCTGATTGGAATGCAGCATTTATGGCAAAAATAATAGATAGACATATTTTATATAATTTATTTAGTTTAGCTAATACAAAATGAGTAAAGAATTGATAACTAATGATGATATTTTTAGTTTTTTAAATGAAGACGAAGAAGAAACAGTAGCTGATAATGAACTAATTCTTCCAAATGGTAAAAAAATTGTATTTAATGACCAACAATTTGAAGCTATTCAAAGAATTAAGAAATGGCTAAAAGAAAAGGATAAAACATTTTTTACTCTTGAAGGACCTGCTGGTAGTGGAAAATCAACAATTATAAAGAAAATATTAGATGATTATCGATATGGTGTTGTAGTATCAGCACCCACGCATAAGGCGACCAGAATCATTCAAAATATTACCGAAAAAGAATCCAAAACCCTTCACTCACTTTTAGGTTTACGTCCGGATTTGGATTTAGAAAATTTTTCACCGAACTTCCCTCAATTTAATCCAATCGCTTTACCACGTATTACATTTTATAGCCTTGTAATTTTGGATGAAAGTTCAATGGTAAATCAAGACCTTTTTAATTTAATTAAAGAAAAAACAAAAGATAGTCGAACAAAGGTATTATTCGTAGGAGACCCACATCAGCTACCTCCGATAAATGAAAAAGAATCTGCAGTTTTTATTCAAGAAGATATTGAAAAATATATTCTCACTGAAATTATGAGACAAGCTGACACAAATCCCATATTATTGATTGCAGATATCATAAGAAATAATTTAACGAGTATTGATGCTGGTAATTTTTCAAGAAAAACTAATATTAATATAAATGGTGAGGGCATTATATTTACTATAGATAAAAGAGAATTCAGAAAAATGGTTTTGGAAAAATTCACATCTGAAGAATTTAATAAAGACATAAATTTTTGTCGAGGAATTGCTTGGAAAAATGAAACTGTAATGCAATCAAATAATGTTGTTAGAACCGCAATTTTTGGAAATAAAGCAGATATTATTGAAGTGAATGATGTTATTTGCGGATATCGAACAATCACAAATGATAGACAAAATCAAATAATTATTCAAAATTCTGCTGATTATCGAGTTATTGAAAAGTCTGGTTTAGAAGAAAATTCTTATGGAATTAGTGGGTATCCCGTTAAAATTCGTGAAGACCTTCCCAAAGGTAAATTTAAATTCGAAGACGTTTTTATTATTAATACGAATAACCACAAAAATTTACATTTATATGCACAAATGCACGATTTTTTTAAAGATTGTGCAAAATCAAATAAGAAGATGTGGAATAAATATTATGAATTCAGGCGTAATAATTTATTAATGAAAAATATTGATAAATATCAAAATGGTAGACTTAGAAATAGTGGTGAAGTTATTGTCAAGGACCTAGATTATGGCTATTTTTTAACTTGTCATAAAGTGCAAGGGTCTACATATCAGCATGTTACAATCATCTTAAGCGATTTTGAAGAAAATTGGGTGTTACGTGAAAAAAATCAATTGTTTTATACTGCCCTTACAAGACCCGAATTAACTGCAACCATATTATGTAATAAAATTGATGAATAATTATAGTTTGATAATATACCAATCCTTATATTTACCATTTTTTATTTTTTCATTTCTTCTATATGTTTCACAAAAACGTTCACGAGGTAAATTTAATTTCTTTAATTCCAATCTAATGGTATTTCTGAATTTATGAACCAATTCATTATTTTGGTTATAAATTTCATAATTATTCTTATGAATTTCACTTAATTTTTGTTTGGTTTCTTCAGAATGTTTTTTACCTAGCCATATTTTATTTCCTAATTTTGATTTTCTTATTTTTTCTTTTGTTATGTCTGAACGTTTTTTTCCTGTATTAACAATTCTTAGTTTTTCTTTTGTTTCATTAGATGGTTTTTTATTTAATTTTATTATTCTCATCTTTTCAATACTTTCTTTAGTGTGTTTTTTACCTAAATGAAATTTTCTTAAACTTGATTTATGTTCTTTAGATATTTTTTTCCATTTATGAATTTTACTAAATTTATCTCTAGTTTCTTGTGAAACAATTCTATTCTTAGAACTATCACTAATTTTTCGTAATGATTCTTTTGAAAGTTTTATGTGGTCACCACCACTTGTTAAATTCATTCCATGTTTTGTATCAAATGTATCGTAAAACTTTATATAATATTTTTCCAAATAATTTAATTCTGGTTCTGTGCATTCATGAATTACCTCAAATTTATGCATATTCCAACCATATTTATTAATTGAACGATATATTAATAATTGTTCATAACATCTATTATTAATATAATCATTCAATCTTCGTTTTATATTTCTCGATTGCCCGATATAAATTTTACCCGATGGTGACGTTATTTTATAAATTCCACATATTTTATTCATATTTTATATCACTTTTCATTTTTTGATTTACTAAGTCCAAAATTAATTGTGTAACTGTAGTAAAGTTATTTTTTGCAGTATCACGTAAATACTTCAGTTGTTCTGACGGTATTCTTAATGAATACATTTCTTTATTTGCTTTCATGGTATATATATTGTATAGATAAATACAAATTAGTTTTGGAAAAGTATTGTAATTATGCAACAATTTAAATAATTTTTCGTAATATTGTATAATATTTAATATTTTCGATATGGAAACTCAATTTAACGGAAATTTTGGTTTATTTAAGATTGATAAGATTGTAAAAAGAAACAATTTTTATGAAATTAGATTTCAGAATACCAATAAAAGACTTGCTTGTGTTAATCTACATAGTTTTGTTGATAACAATAGCATTGCTAAATCTGTGATTGATTTAAAATCCGGTGATGAAATTTGGATTGACATATCGGCATATACCGCAGATAAATCATTATATAATCATAATCCGTTTGGAAGTGTTGGTACGTATAAAAGAGCAGTAAAATATAACAAAAATTGATGAATAACATAGCATTATATTTAAATGAAAAACAATATATTTTTCTGGAAAAAATGGGATTTGATAGAAGGATTATTAATATCTTAATATCTAAATATGATAAAGATAAATTTGATTCTTTTTCAAAAAAAATTAATGAAATTATAATAATGGAAGAAGATATACGAAAACTATTAAAATAGATTAAAATGGAACGAATAACGGATAAATACGTATTTTTTTATAAGTCCAGAATATCAAATTGGCATATATGTCAATTTAAATATAAAGGAATTACTTTTTTTAACACAGAACAAGCATTCATGTGGGAAAAAGCTGTTTTCTTTGGTGATATGGAAACAGCAAAAAAAATAGTTGAAACACCAGAACCAAGAGAAAATAAAGCATTGGGTCGTATGGTTAAAAATTTTAATACTGAAAAATGGATGATTGCTTGTTTTGATATAATGGTAGCTGTTAATTATGCTAAATTTAGTCAAGATAAACGCTCAAAAGAATTACTATTATCAACTAGTGATAAAATATTGGTTGAAACAAATCCAAATGATTCTGTATGGGGAATTGGATTGCATTGGAGTAATGATGATGTGCTTGATGAAACTAAATGGCAAGGTATGAATCTTTTAGGCAAAGCGTTAATGGAAGTACGGAAACAAGTAAAACAAGAAAAAAATGAAATCGGAAACTCTCAAAATAATATGGAAAATAATTAGAAAAGCAACACCAAAAGTAAGAATAAAAAAAACATATTATTCATATATTGCAGAAAATGAAAAACATAAGCATAAATTAAAAGCATTTGAAGGTTCTGTTTTATTTGAAATGTTAGAAAAAACTGTTGTTTCATCTAAAACAAGATATGAAAAATTTATTCTTGTTGATGGTATCTATAGTAATAATAATAAATTAATATATGTGACAAATTTTAGAATAATGTAACAAAGATATACTATTGAAACTTCATGTGGTCGAAACGAAATACAGCGTCTGGAAATCTGAATTGTTGTTCACTGCATGAAGCAATAATCATAATGTACCAGAAGAAACTATTAATAAGATGGTTAATCGTTTCGAAATAAAGTTGAAATAATGAACGAATTAATTAAAAATATCGTGAAACCTGAAAACGGCATCGAGATTGCAATAATCTCTGATGCTGTTTTTATTCAAGGTGCAAATCATGGTCGCCCAAGAAGTGGACATCCAGAAGGTCAGGTTATTTATCATATTAAAGAAGTATTAGAAAACATTGATAAATTTTATGCTGATGATGAAGACCGTCAGGATTTACGTTTAATTGCAATAGTTCACGATACTTTTAAACATAAAGTTGACAATACAAAACCAAAAGTGGGTGATAATCATCATGGTAAAATTGCCGAAATATTTGCTGAAAAATATTGCAATAATACTAAAATACTTCAAGTTATTCAATCACATGATGAAGCATATAATGCATGGTCACAAGGTGGAAGACATGGCGATTGGTATAAGGCAAAAAGACGTGCTGAAAAACTTATTGGTGATTTAAATTTACTTGATTGTTTAGACCTTTATATAAAATTTTATCGTTGTGATAATGCAACAGGTGATAAATCAAATGAAAGTTATGAATGGTTTAAAAAACTAATTGAAGAGAAATGTTAATAATTTATTTAATAATAATTGCGTTATTACTAATAAGTGTTTTTATTTTTTTCTATGGTAGAATTAAAAAAATAATCACTTCAATTATTAATAAAAGAATTTATAAAAAATATTCTATTGGTTCATATGTATTATCGGATTATGAAAAAAAATTAATTATTAAAAACAGAAATATTTTATCAGAAAATCGTGTATCAATTAATAAAATCAGATTTGTATTTACTCCCATATTTCAATATGATATTGAAACAGATATTATAAATCCACGATATGATGTAATGATACCAATGCTTGGTGGATATGTAGATAAAAAATCACCAATCATCAGTGTTAATAAACCACATCATTTACTTAGTATTATAACAAAATTTTGGCAAAATAATGATAATTTTGCCAATTTAAAACGAATATTAAAACATTGTAAAAAAGGTGTTGTTATTATGATTGCCAATAAAGAATGTTATGAATATAATGTTGATGATGAATATATTCAAATGGCAATTTTAGATGATGAAATTGAAAAGTATAATCAAAATAATGAAAATTATGGAAACTAAAAATTTATCATTATCCGAGCCAAAAATAGAAATTGATAATGTACCACTTGCAGAAGTTGAATTTACTAACGATTTCAGACCAAAATGTGGTAAGATTCAATATCCCTCATTTAGGGATGCTCAAGAAGCTATTAATTCTGGTAAAAAACATAGAAGATATCTTCATGGTCAAAGAATGAATAGAAGAATGGGAAAAAAAGATATACGACCCGTAAGAAGCTATAAATGTGATGAATGTGGTTTTTGGCATTTAACAAGTCATCCTGATTATAATGAATAATATAAAGATTCATATTCCCTTAATATAATGCATATGGACTACCTAAAATAATTAGGCTTCTTAACTTATGCTAAGAATTTTGGACGTTTCATCGATTGTGCCCGTTATAACAGGTCTTATTTGGTCTCCACGTCTGTTATCGTCAGTCCCTGACGATTTGTTATTGTCAATATTATTTGTTAAATCATTAAGTAATATTTTCTGACCTTCTTTTAATATGTTTTTTGCAGCATTTATATCCCTATCATGAACAATACCACATTTAGGACACTTCCATTCTCTAATAGAAAGATTTAAGTCTTGATTTATATAGCCACAAATATGACATGTTTTACTTGAAGGATAAAATCTATTAATTTTAACAATTTGTTTATCATTCCAATTGGCTTTATAATTAAGCATTTCAACAAAAGTACCCCAACTAGCATTTGATATAGATTTATTAAGTCCTGATTTTGCTGATTGACCATTGGATAAATACTTACCATTTTTGTCTTGTTTTGGCTTGCATCTTGTTGACATACCTTTAATATTAAGGTCTTCTAAACAAATTATGTCATATTTTTTAATTAGGTCAGTACTTACTTTATGTAGATTATCTACACGAGAATTGGTTATCTTCTTGTATATTTTAACCACTTTCAATCTTTGTTGTTCAAATTTTTTCGAATTTTTTGTTTTTTTTGATAAATGTTGTTGTGCTTTTTTTAATTTCTTTTCATATTGTTTAGTATATTTATTGTTTTTATATTTAAATCCTTCTGATGTTATTGCAAAATCTTTTAATCCCAAATCTATTCCAATACTTTTATTAGTTTTAGGTAATTTAACATGTTCGGTTTCAACTAAAATACTAACAAAATATTCATTAGTTGGTGTTTTGGTTATTGTGCATTGTTTTATAATTCCCTTAAATTTCCTATCAATAATAACACCAATTCCTCCTTTAAATTTACGTATATATAGTTTATTATTAATTAATTTTACTGCTTGAGGAACGCAAAAACTATTTTTATTGTGTTTAGATTTAAAATTTGGAAACTTTGTCCTACCTTTAAAAAATCCATTATATGCTCCATCAAGATGTTTAAGAGACTGTTGTAAAGATTGTGCACAAATTTCATTAAGCCAAATATATTCATTTGAATGCTTTAATTCGGTTAATGCTTTTGTATTATCATAATAATTAAGTGTTTGATTATTAGTTTCATATTCTTTTTTACGTTCATTGAGAAAATAATTATAAATAAATCTAATACAGCCAAAATGTTTATTTAATAAAATAATTTGGTTATTATCCGGTTTTAGTTTATATTTGTATAATTTTAACATTTATACTATTCTCTTATTTAGTATAAATACTTAAATATTTTGAAAAGTTATTTATTTTATAAAAAAAATTTAGTAATATGAGTAGATTAAGAAATCAATATTTTATGTATGGTATTTTAGTTTCGTATAGCGAATACAAAGAACGAAAAGAGAATCGATTAAAATATTCTAAATTTAATATTGCTAATTTTATTGATGAAGATACTATTGTTTTTAGTGATGGTGATATAATAAGTAATGAAATTCATGGTATTTTTACTGGTCGTGATGGTGAGTTTGTTATTGTAGGTAAAATGTTAAAAAGTATTGATAAGTATAATAAAGAACCACTTATTGTCCCGGAATTATCTCAAACCGATGAAATTATTGTCAGAACTTCAGTGGAAAATAGTTATGGTTTTAAAGGAGATTTTCATTATTATTTTGTGAACCACCCATAATTAGGTTACTTAATTTATGTTTCGAAAAAATTTAACTATTTTAAATAATAATTTTTCATTATGCAAGTAAAACCACGATTCGAATTTTTTAAAATCATTGAACAATATTTTATATTAAAAGATGATACTAATAATGATATTTGTTTAACACTTTTAGAAGTCAAATTACATGATAGTAAATTTGAAATAATGGAATCTACATATAAATTTTGGACTATTGTTGGAAAAACACAAATATCTTGGGGTAATAAAAATAGTGATAAAACACCTATTTCATATGATGAAACTGCTTATTGGAAGTCTAAAGAAAGAAATAATTTATTTAAAGGTGAAATTCATGGATTTTTTATTGAAGAAATAAAAAATGGTTTTCATAATATGTTCTTAACAAAATTTCCTCCAGATGAACAAGAATTTGGACTAAGAACCCAATTTAATTTTAAAAAAATTTAAATAATTTTTTATTATTGTTGCATTTCTTTAAAAAATCAAATATATTTGTATTTAAATTAAAAATTATGAAAAAATTTGAAGTAGAAGCAACTGGTCTAGTTTCTTTATTTATAGATAATGTAGAAGCTGAAAATAAAGAAATTGCCAATGGAAAAGTATTAGAATTACTTGGATGCGAACCTAATGAATTAGGTGGTTATTCTGTTACTTTTGAAAATATAAGACTTCCAAATGGAATTGTTTTAGATGAATTAAGTATGTGTTTTAAAACATTTGTAGAACCAAATGATATCGTTAAAGATTTAAATGAATGTTTTAATACTGACGAAATTGAAGAAAATGACGAAGTGTCATACAATTAAAATAATAATATGAAAATAAAATTTGGCGATAAATTAAAATGTTTAAAAACAATATATAATATTTTTCAAATGCCATTATTTATCGAAAATGACAATTATGAAGTATTAGGCATTGATGAAGATGATATAACATTAAATCATATATTATATGGTAATGAATATTGTAGTTATAATATAAACTTTATTTTAGAAAATTTTGAAAAACAATGATTTAAAATAAATTATAAGTATTTAAAGAAAAATTAATTTAATTATTATTAAAATGGAAATCGTAAAAGTTTATTCGCCAATAGAAGATAAAAATATTCAAAAGAATCTTCAAAAATCAGAAATATGGACTAATGCCCATCATTTTGATGAGCTTACTGATACACAAATAAAATATGGTAATATGTTTGAATACACCATAAAATTTGATGGATTACGACCAATAGTAGTCAATAAAGTAAGAAAATTACAAAACAAATAAGTAATTATACTTTTAAACATACTATTTATAGTAAAATAATATGAAGATAATTCCATATAAAATGAAAGTGTTGAGGATTTTGATGTTCGCAATGTATTTCTTAATTTATGGATACTCGATGTCAAAAACCACAATTGAACCAAACCGTCCTGTTTGGGGATATATATGCGCATTAGTATTTTTAATGTTATCTATATGGGGTATTGTAATTTTCATTAAAAATAATAAAGATAATGGAACTATTTAATTCTTTATATTTTTGTATTGGTGTTACTTTTGGTGCAGTTCTCATGTACTTATTAATTTTTATTGATAAAATTTGGATTAAAATAATGAAGTTTTTTCATAAAAAACGTTAATTTTTGTAACAAAATGCTAATTAGAACGTATTAATGTAGTATTGGTTATACAAAACAAATTTAAAATGGACTTTAAAAACAAGTATCTGAACTGAAAATAGTAACAGCAACAAAGCCGAGAGTGTATTTACAATGGATTAATACTGAAAAAGGTAGAGATAAACACGATTGTTATGAAAGAATTGAAGATGTTTACACTAGATATGTAAATACATATAATCCATCAATGATAGTAATTCAAGGAAATAAGTTTTTTAAAGACCTTGAAGAAATGTATCAGAGTGCGTTGGCAAATGAACGCTAACGGTTGTGTGTATGAAACGTTGCCACGCACGACACTTGATATAAGCCAGAAACCTTAATTGGCTATGTTTTATACACGTTGTTATACACAGTACGGTTTATTAAAGTAAAATGTTGATATGAAAAACGAACAAAAACTTTTTAAGAATAATTATAAATAAAATTGAATATTATGAAAAATGAAGTAAAAAATGGTAAATTAATTTTGGGAAGTTTTATTTTCAGAATAAATTTTAATGAAAATCCAACTCTTGTTATCGAAGAAAAAATAAATGATAATGGAACAAAACAATTTACAGGTAAATCAAAATGGAATCCATTTAAATTTATTGTCGTTGGTGAAAATAACATTGAAGGAAAATATGAGTTATTTGATAGTGCTTTTATAATTCCAAATGATAATACTAATATATGGAAATTACATAAATGTCAAATTAATTTAAATTTTAATGAAATTAATTTTGAACGTTGTGAACATATTAATTAAAAATTTTGTAACAAAATGCTAATTAGAACGTATAATGTAGTATTGTGTATAACGGTGGCGGTATGAAACGTGCCGATGTAGAACGTTTCAAATTATACACAGGCTTGTCACGGCATGTTTTATACCGTGTGTTATAGCCAGTTAATTTTTAAATTATGAAAAAAGTTTTTAATAGAGATGGTAAATATGTTGTAAGATTTGCTGCCGATGCAAAAGAGCAAATTCAAAAATGGCTTGGTGAAAACTGCCCTTATGATTTTGCTGTAAAATTTGCAAAAGAAGTCGATTGCCCTGTTTTCGGTAAAGCATTAGAGTTTCCTTGTGTGGTAGTTTTTTAATTGGCTATAACGGCTGCGTGTAGCATATCGTTGCGGATTTTGAAACACTAAGCTATCAAAACGAGATGAATTTAATTAGTAGCACAAATAATAAATAACCTGCTAACACCGCAATGGATGCTACACGTTGTTAGGTGCTGGCGCAATTTTAAAAACAATGGAAATACTTACTAAAATTTTTGCAGTAATTGGATTAGTAGTTGTGGCTGCCGTGTTGATGGCATTACCTACAATGTGGTTATGGAACTGGCTTATGCCTACAATTTTCGGACTTATTAAAATCGGATTTTGGCAGGCATTAGGATTGAACTTATTAGCTGGCATACTTTTTAAAAGTAGCTCGTCAAGTTCAAAATAGTAATAGTGTGCAAGCGCAGCCGACCCACGCTTGCACCTAACGGCTGGGTGTATGAGAAGGTTTGCTTAGATGAACTTTCAAATTACCACTACTGTTGATAGCAAACTTTCTTATACACCTTGTTATGCTCTCGTGCCGACTTATTAAGCATAAATGCTGATTTGAAACACGAAAGAAAAACAAAAAGAATTTTGGGGTGGATTTTTAAAATTTGAATATTTATATATAAATTAAAAACTATGAGTGAAGATATACGAAAAATGATTAATAAGATGAAGAACTTTAAGCAATTTGTGAATGAGAATATTGGAAGTATTAATCCATATATCTATGATAATCCAAAACTAATTGAA